GTGAGAGAACGCACTAAAATTATATATCGTGGTTGGAACAAGGAGATATTTATTTTACAGGGTAAAAATATGAATGTTATTGGTTTGCGCCAAATATTTGATGAACTCAAAAGATTGTACGAAGGTTATAAAATCGTTGTTATTCCAATAGAAGTTGATTTTGAAATCAAATAAATAGGAGTGATGAGAAGTGACACAATACTTAGTCACAACATTCAAAGATTCAACAGGACGCAAGCATACGCACATAACTCGAGCTAAGAGCAATCAAAAGTTTACAGTTGTTGAGGCAGAGAGTAAAGAAGAAGCTGAGCGCAAATACGAGGCACAAGTTAAGATAAGGAGAGATGGAGATGCCAAAGAAAACGGTAACGATTGATGTAGACGAAAACTTATTAGTAGTAGCTAGTAATGAAATATCAGAACTATTATATGAATATGACAGTGAGTTAATGTCAGCTGATGAAGATGGCGATAATAGAGATATCGAAGAAAAAAGAGACGCATTAAAACAAGCTATACAAATTATCGATAAATTAACATGGGGTGTTTAGTGGTGGTTAAAGAAATTTTGAGACTATTATTCTTACTAGCAATGTATGAGCTAGGTAAGTATGTAACTGAGCAAGTATATATTATGATGACGGCTAATGATGATGTAGAGGCGCCGAGTGATTACGTCTTTCGAGCGGAGGTAAGTGAGTGATGTGGATTACTATGACTATTGTATTTGCTATATTGCTATTAGTTTGTATCAGTATTAATAGTGATCGTGCAAGAGAGATACAAGCACTCAGATATATGAATGATTATCTACTTGATGAAGTAGTTAAAACTAAAGGATACAACGGGTTAGAAGAATACAGGATTGAATTGAAGCGAATGAATAACGATATTAAAAAGTAATTTATATTATCGGAGGTATTGCATTGAATGATAAAGATTGAGAAACATGATATCAAAAAGCTTGAAGAATACATTCAGCACATCGATAACTATCGAAGAGAGTTGAAGATGCGAGAATATGAATTACTTGAAAGTCATGAACCAGATAATGCAGGAGCTAGCAAAAGTAATTTGCCAGGTAATCCGATTGAACGATGTGCAATAAAGAAGTTTAGTGATAACAGATACAATACATTAAGAAATATAGTTAATGGTGTAGATAGACTGATAGATGAGAGCGATGAGGATACGCTTGAGTTATTAAGGTTTAGATATTGGGATTGTCCTATTGGTTGTTATGAGTGGGAAGATATCGCGCATTACTTTGGTACAAGTAAGACAAGTATATTGCGTAGAAGAAATGCACTGATCGATAAGTTAGCGAAGTATATTGGTTATGTGTAGCGGACTTTCACCCTATGTAAGTCCGCATTAAAACAGTTTATTATGTTAGTATCAGATTAATATTTAAAGTTATTAAATGCTAATACAACGCATGAACAAGAGGCGCATCACTATGTGATGTGTCTTTTTATTTATGAGGTATGAACATGTTCAAACTAATTGTAAATACATTACTACACATCAAGTATAGATGCGTCTTGATACTACTTAAGTTATATAAGGTGAAACATTATGATGACTAAAGACGAACGTATACGATTCTATAAGTCTAAAGAATGGCAAACAACAAGAAAAAGAGTGCTAGAAAGAGATAATTATGAATGTCAACAATGTAAGCGAGACGGCAAGTTAACGACATATGACAAAAGCAAGCGTAAGTCGTTGGATGTAGATCATATATTATCGCTAGAACATCATCCGGAGTTTGCTCATGACTTAAACAATTTAGAAACACTGTGTATTAAATGTCACAACAAAAAAGAAAAGAGATTTATAAAAAAAGAAAATAAATGGAAAGATGAAAAATGGTAAATACCCCCGGGTCAAAAAAATCGAAAGTGATCAAAACGCTTGGGGAACGGGCAGGGGCTCGACTTCGCGATAATTTTAAAAATCCATGTATAACCCCCCTCTTATAACCATTTTAAGGCAGGTGATGAAATGGAGATTATAGTTGATGAAAACTTAGTGCTTAAAGAAAAAGAAAGGCTGCAAGTATTATATAAAGACATACCTAGCAATAAATTAAAAGTAGTTGATGGTTTAATTATTCAAGCAGCAAGGCTACGTGTAATGCTTGATTACATGTGGGAAGACATAAAAGAAAAAGGTGACTATGATTTATTTACTCAATCTGAAAAGGCGCCACCATATGAAAGGGAAAGACCAGTAGCCAAACTATTTAATGCTAGAGATGCTGCATATCAAAAAATAATCAAACAATTATCGGATTTATTGCCCGAAGAGAAAGAAGACACAGAAACGCCATCTGATGATTACCTATGATTAGTAATAAATACGTTGATGAATATATAAATTTGTGGAAACAAGGAAAGATAATTTTAAATAAAGAAAGAATTGATCTCTTTAATTATCTACAAAAACATATATATTCACGAGATGATGTATATTTTGATGAACAGAAAATCGAGGATTGTATCAAATTTATTGAAAAATGGTATTTTCCAACATTACCATTTCAAAGGTTTATCATAGCTAATATATTTCTTATAGATAAAAATACAGATGAAGCTTTCTTTACAGAATTTGCTATTTTCATGGGACGTGGAGGCGGGAAAAACGGTCTAATAAGTGCTATTAGTGATTTTCTTTCTACGCCCTTACACGGAGTTAAAGAATATCACATCTCCATTGTTGCTAATAGTGAAGATCAAGCAAAAACATCGTTTGATGAAATCAGAACCGTTTTAATGGATAACAAACGAAATAAGACGGGTAAAACGCCAAAAGCTCCTTATGAAGTTAGTAAAGCAAAAATAATAAACCGTGCAACTAAATCGGTTATTCGATATAACACATCAAACACAAAAACCAAAGACGGTGGACGTGAGGGGTGTGTTATTTTTGATGAAATTCATTATTTCTTTGGTCCTGAAATGGTAAACGTCAAACGTGGTGGATTAGGTAAAAAGAAAAATAGAAGAACGTTTTATATAAGTACTGATGGTTTTGTTAGAGAGGGTTATATCGATGCAATGAAGCACAAAATTGCAAGTGTATTAAGTGGCAAGGTTAAAAATAGTAGATTGTTTGCTTTTTATTGTAAGTTAGACGATCCAAAAGAAGTTGATGACAGACAGACGTGGGAAAAGGCGAACCCAATGTTACATAAACCGTTATCAGAATACGCTAAAACACTGCTAAGCACGATTGAAGAAGAATATAACGATTTACCATTCAACCGTTCAAATAAGCCTGAATTCATGACTAAGCGAATGAATTTGCCTGAAGTTGACCTTGAAAAAGTAATAGCACCATGGAAAGAAATACTAGCGACTAATAGAGAGATACCAAATTTAGATAATCAAATGTGTATTGGTGGTTTAGACTTTGCAAATATCCGAGATTTCGCAAGTGTAGGGCTACTATTTCGAAAGAACGACGATTATATTTGGTTAGGACATTCTTTTGTAAGACAAGGGTTTTTGGATGATGTCAAATTAGAGCCACCTATTAAAGAATGGGAAAAAATGGGATTATTGACCATTGTAGATGATGATGTCATTGAAATTGAATATATAGTTGATTGGTTTTTAAAGGCTAGAGAAAAATATGGGCTTGAAAAAGTCATAGCTGATAATTATAGAACTGATATTGTAAGACGTGCGTTTGAGGATGCTGGCATAAAACTTGAAGTACTTAGAAATCCAAAAGCAATACATGGATTACTTGCACCACGTATCGATACAATGTTTGCGAAACATAACGTAATATATGGAGACAATCCTTTGATGCGTTGGTTTACTAATAATGTTGCAGTAAAGGTTAAACCCGATGGTAATAAAGAATATATTAAAAAAGATGAAAATAGAAGAAAAACCGATGGGTTCATGGCTTTTGTTCACGCATTATATAGAGCAGACGATATAGTAGACAAAGACATGTCTAAAGCGCTTGATGCATTAATGAGTATAGATTTCTAATAGAGGAGGTGAGACATGAGTATTCTAGAAAAGATATTTAAAACTAGGAAAGATATAACATATATGCTTGATTTAGATATGATAGAAGATCTATCACAACAAGCGTATGTGAAACGTTTAGCGATTGATAGTTGTATTGAATTTGTTGCGCGAGCTGTCGCTCAAAGTCATTTTAAAGTATTGGAAGGTAATAGAATTCAAAAGAATGATGTTTACTACAAGTTAAATATAAAACCAAATACTGACTTATCAAGCGATAGTTTTTGGCAACAAGTTATATATAAACTAATTTATGATAACGAGGTTTTAATCGTAGTAAGTGACAGCAAAGAATTACTTATCGCAGATAGCTTTTACAGAGAAGAGTACGCTTTGTATGATGATATATTCAAAGATGTAACGGTTAAAGATTATACTTATCAACGTACTTTCACAATGCAAGAGGTCATATATTTAAAGTACAACAACAATAAAGTGACACACTTTGTAGAAAGTCTATTCGAAGATTACGGGAAAATATTCGGAAGAATGATAGGTGCACAATTAAAAAACTATCAAATAAGAGGGATTTTGAAATCTGCCTCTAGCGCATATGACGAAAAGAATATAGAAAAATTACAAGCGTTCACAAATAAATTATTCAATACTTTTAATAAAAATCAACTAGCAATCGCGCCTTTGATAGAAGGTTTTGATTATGAGGAATTATCTAATGGTGGTAAGAATAGTAACATGCCTTTTTCTGAATTGAGTGAGCTAATGAGAGATGCAATAAAAAATGTTGCGTTGATGATTGGTATACCTCCAGGTTTGATTTACGGAGAAACAGCTGATTTGGAAAAGAACACGCTTGTATTTGAGAAGTTCTGTTTAACACCTTTATTAAAAAAGATTCAGAACGAATTAAACGCGAAACTCATAACACAAAGCATGTATTTGAAAGATACAAGAATAGAAATTGTCGGTGTGAATAAAAAAGACCCACTTCAATATGCTGAAGCAATTGACAAACTTGTAAGTTCTGGTTCATTTACAAGGAATGAGGTGCGGATTATGTTAGGTGAAGAACCATCAGACAATCCTGAATTAGACGAATACCTGATTACTAAAAACTACGAAAAAGCTAACAGTGGTGAAAATGATGAAAAAGAAAAAGATGAAAACACTTTGAAAGGTGGTGATGAAGATGAAAGTGGAGATTAAAGGCGTCATCGTTTCCAACGAAGATAAATGGGTTTACGAAATGCTTGGTATGGATTCGACTTGTCCTAAAGATGTTTTAACACAACTAGAATTTAGTGATGAAGATGTTGATATTATAATTAACTCAAATGGTGGTAACCTAGTAGCTGGTAGTGAAATATATACACATTTAAGAGCTCATAAAGGCAAAGTGAATGTTCGTATCACAGCAATAGCAGCAAGTGCGGCATCGCTTATCGCAATGGCTGGTGACCACATCGAAATGAGTCCGGTTGCTAGAATGATGATTCACAATCCTTCAAGTATTGCGCAAGGAGAAGCGAAAGATCTAAATCATGCTGCAGAAACATTAGAACATGTTGGTCAAATAATGGCTGAGGCATATGCGGTTAGAGCTGGTAAAAACAAACAAGAACTTGTAGAAATGATGGCTAGGGAAACGTGGCTAAATGCTGATGAAGCCATTGAACAAGGTTTTGCGGATAGTAAAATGTTTGAAAACGACAATATGCAAATTGTAGCAAGCAATACACAAGTGTTATCGAAAGATGTATTAAATCGTGTAACAGCTTTGGTAAGTAAAACGCCAGAGGTTAACATTGATATTGACGCAATAGCAAATAAAGTAATTGAAAAAATAAATATGAAAGAAAAGGAATCAGAAATCGATGTTGCAGATAGTAAAGTATCAGCAAATGGATTTTCAAGATTCCTTTTTTAATACAAAAAATAGGAGGTCATAAAATGACTATAAATTTATCGGAAACATTCGCAAATGCGAAAAACGAATTTATTAATGCAGTAAACAACGGTGAACCGCAAGAAAGACAAAATGAATTGTACGGTGACATGATTAACCAACTATTTGAAGAAACTAAATTACAAGCAAAAGCAGAAGCTGAAAGAGTTTCTAGTTTACCTAAATCAGCACAATCTTTGAGTGCAAACCAAAGAAGTTTCTTCATGGATATCAATAAAAACGTTAACTATAAAGAAGAAAAACTTTTGCCAGAAGAAACAATTGATAGAATTTTTGAAGATTTGACGACGAATCATCCGTTATTAGCTGATTTAGGTATTAAAAACGCTGGTTTGCGTTTGAAGTTCTTAAAATCTGAAACTTCTGGCGTAGCCGTTTGGGGTAAAATCTATGGTGAAATTAAAGGTCAATTAGATGCTGCGTTCAGTGAAGAAACAGCAATTCAAAATAAATTGACAGCGTTTGTTGTTTTACCAAAAGATTTAAATGATTTTGGTCCTGCGTGGATTGAAAGATTTGTTCGTGTTCAAATCGAAGAAGCATTTGCAGTGGCGCTTGAAACTGCGTTCTTAAAAGGTACTGGTAAAGACCAACCAATCGGCTTAAACCGTCAAGTACAAAAAGGTGTATCGGTAACTGAGGGTGCTTATCCAGAGAAAGAAGAACAAGGTACGCTTACATTTGCTAATCCGCGCGCTACGGTTAATGAATTGATGCAAGTGTTTAAATACCACTCAACTAACGAGAAAGGTAAATCAGTAGCGGTTAAAGGTAATGTAACAATGGTTGTTAATCCGTCCGATGCTTTTGAGGTTCAAGCACAGTATACACATTTAAATGCAAATGGCGTATATGTTACTGCTTTACCATTTAATTTGAATGTTATCGAGTCTACAGTCCAAGAAGCAGGTAAGGTTTTAACGTACGTTAAAGGTTTATATGATGGTTATTTAGCTGGTGGTATTAATGTTCAGAAATTTAAAGAAACACTTGCGTTAGATGATATGGATTTATACACTGCAAAACAATTTGCTTACGGCAAAGCGAAAGATAATAAAGTTGCTGCTGTTTGGAAATTAGATTTAAAAGGACATAAGCCAGCTTTAGAAGGTACCGAAGAAACACTATAAAATTTTATGAGGTGATAAAATGGTGAAATTTAAAGTTGTTAGAGCTTTTAAAGACATAGAGCACAATCAACACAAGTACAAAGTAGGGGAGTTGTATCCAGCTGAAGGGTATAACAATCCTCGTGTTGAATTGTTGACAAATCAAATCAAAAATAAGTACGACAAAGTTTATATCGTACCTTTAGATAAGCTGACAAAACAAGAATTATTAGAACTATGCGAATCATTACAAAAAAAAGCGTCTAGTTCAATGGTTAAAAGTGAAATCGTCGACTTATTGAATGGTGAAGACAATGACGATTGATGATTTGCTTGTCAAATTTAAATCACTTGAAAAGATTGACCATAATTCAGAGGATGAGTACTTAAAGCAGTTGTTAAAAATGTCGTACGAGCGTATAAAAAATCAGTGCGGAGTTTTTGAATTAGAGAATTTAATAGGTCAAGAATTGATACTTATACGCGCTAGATATGCTTATCAAGATTTATTAGAACACTTCAACGATAATTACAGACCTGAAATAATAGATTTTTCGTTATCTCTAATGGAGGTATCAGAAGATGAAGAAAGTGTTTAAAAAACCTAGAATTACAACTAAACGTTTAAATACTCGTGTTCATTTTTATAAGTATACTGAAAATAATGGTCCAGAAGCTGGAGAAAAAGAAGAAAAATTATTATATAGCTGTTGGGCGAGTATTGATGGTGTCTGGTTACGTGAATTAGAACAAGCTATCTCAAACGGAACCCAAAATGACATTAAATTGTATATTCGTGATCCGCAAGGTGATTATTTACCCAGTGAAGAACATTATCTTGAAATTGAATCAAGATATTTCAAAAATCGTTTGAATATAAAGCAAGTATCACCAGATTTGGATAATAAAGACTTTATTATGATTCGTGGAGGATATAGTTCATGAGTGTGAAAGTGATAGGTGATAAAGCATTAGAAAGAGAATTAGAAAAACGTTTTGGCATAAAAGAGATGGTAAAAGTTCAAGATAAGGCGTTAATAGCTGGTGCTAAGGTAATTGTTGAAGAAGTAAAAAAACAACTAAAGCCCTCAAAAGATACGGGAGCATTAATTAATGAGGTAAGTTTTAGTAAACCTGAATGGATAAACGGAAAACGTACAATTACTGTTCATTGGCGAGGTTCTAAAGACCGTTATAAAATCGTACATTTAATTGAATATGGACACGTTCAAAAAGAAACAGGTAAATTTATCAAACCTAAAGCTATGGGCGGTGTTAATAGAGCAATAAGACAAGGGCAAAATAAGTATTTTGAGACGCTAAAAAGGGAGTTGAAAAAATTGTGATTGATATTTTGTACAAAGTTCATGAAGTGATTAGTCAAGACAGAATTATTAGAGAGCACGTAAATATCAATAATATTAAGTTCAATAAATACCCTAATGTAAAAGATACTGATGTACCTTTTATTGTTATTGACGATATCGACGACCCAATACCTACAACTTATACTGACGGAGATGAGTGTGCATATAGTTATATTGTCCAAATAGATGTTTTTGTTAAGTACAATGATGAATATAATGCGAGAATCATAAGAAATAAGATATCTAATCGTATTCAAAAGTTATTATGGTCTGAACTAAAAATGGGAAATGTTTCAAATGGAAAACCGGAATATATAGAAGAATTTAAAACATATAGAAGCTCTCGCGTTTACGAGGGCATTTTTTATAAGGAGGAAAATTAAATGGCAGTAAAACATGCAAGTGCGCCAAAGGCGTATATTAACATTACTGGTTTAGGTTTCGCTAAATTAACGAAAGAAGGCGCGGAATTAAAATATAGTGATATTACAAAAACAAGAGGATTACAAAAAATTGGTGTTGAAACTGGTGGAGAACTAAAAACAGCTTATGCTGATGGCGGTCCAATTGAATCAGGGAATACAGACGGAGAAGGTAAAATCTCATTACAAATGCATGCGTTCCCTAAAGAGATTCGCAAAATTGTTTTTAATGAAGATTATGATGAAGATGGCGTTTACGAAGAGAAACAAGGTAAACAAAACAATTACGTAGCTGTATGGTTCAGACAAGAGCGTAGAGACGGTACATTTAGAACAGTTTTATTACCTAAAGTTATGTTTACAAATCCTAAAATCGATGGAGAAACGGCTGAGAAAGATTGGGATTTCTCAAGTGAAGAGGTTGAAGGTGAGGCACTTTTCCCTTTAGTTGATAATAAAAAGTCTGTACGTAAATATATCTTTGACTCAGCTAACATGACAAATCATGGTGGCGACGGTGAAAAAGGCGAAGAGGCTTTCTTAAAGAAAATTTTAGGCGAAGAATATACTGGAAACGTGACAGAGGATAACGAAGAAACTTTGTAACGAAACCGGCTTCATCGGAAACTGCGGTAAAGTCGGTTAATATACCAGATAGCATTAAAACACTTAAAGTTGGCGACACATACGATTTAAATGTTGTAGTAGAGCCATCTAATCAAAGTAAGTTATTGAAATACACAACAGATCAAACGAATATTGTATCAATCAATAGAGATGGTCAAGTTACTGCGGAAGCACAAGGCATTGCTACGGTTAAAGCAACAGTTGGTAATATGAGTGACACTATAACAATAAATGTAGAAGCATAAGAGGGGGCAACCCCTCTATTTTATTTGAAAATAAGGAGAGTATTATAAAATGGCAAAATTAAAACGTAACATTATTCAATTAGTAGAAGACCCGAAAGCAAATGAAATTAAATTACAAACGTACTTAACACCACACTTCATTTCATTTGAAATTGTATACGAAGCAATGGATTTAATCGATGATATTGAGGACGAAAATAGCACGATGAAACCAAGAGAAATCGCTGACAGATTGATGGATATGGTTGTAAAAATTTACGATAACCAATTCACAGTTAAAGACTTAAAAGAACGTATGCATGCACCTGATGGAATGAATGCACTTCGTGAACAAGTAATTTTCATTACTCAAGGTCAGCAAACTGAGGAAACTAGAAATTTTATCCAGAACATGAAATAAAGCCTGAAGATTTAACATATAAAGCAATGTTGAAAAATATGGATACTCTCATGATGGACTTAATTGAAAATGGTAAAGACGCTAACGAAGTTTTAAAAATGCCATTTCATTATGTACTTTCCATATATCAAAATAAAAACAATGACATTTCTGAAGAAAAAGCAGAGGCTTTAATTGATGCATTTTAACCTTAACCGTTTGGTTAGGGTTATTTTTTTGAACTTTTTTAGAAAGGAGGTAAAAAATGGGAGAAAGAATAAAAGGTTTATCTATAGGTTTGGATTTGGATGCAGCAAATTTAAATAGATCATTTGCAGAAATCAAACGAAACTTTAAAACTTTAAATTCTGACTTAAAGTTAACCGGCAACAACTTCAAATATACCGAAAAATCAACTGATAGTTACCAACAAAGGATTAAAGAACTTGACGGAACTATCATAGGTTATAAGAAAAATGTTGATGATTTAGCCAAGCAATATGACAAGGTATCTCAAGAACAGGGTGAAAACAGTGCAGAAGCTCAAAAATTACGGCAAGAATATAACAAACAAGCAAATGAGCTGAATTATTTAGAAAGAGAATTGCAAAAAACATCGGCTGAGTTTGAAGAGTTCAAAAAAGCCCAAGTTGAAGCTCAAAGAATGGCAGAAAGTGGCTGGGGGAAAACCAGTAAAATTTTTGAAAGTATGGGACCTAAATTAACAAAAATGGGTGATGGTTTAAAATCTATTGGTAAAGGTATGATGATTGGTGTTACCGCACCTGTTTTAGGTATTGCAGCAGCATCAGGAAAAGCTTTTGCAGAAGTTGATAAAGGTTTAGATACAGTTACCCAAGCAACAGGAGCAACCGGCGGAGAGCTTAAGAAGTTGCAGAATTCATTTAAAGATGTTTATGGCAACTTTCCAGCAGATGCTGAGACTGTAGGCGGTGTTTTAGGGGAAGTTAACACAAGGTTAGGTTTCACTGGCAAAGAACTTGAGAGTGCCACAGAGTCATTCTTGAAATTTAGTCACATAACAGGTTCTGAAGGCGTACAAGCCGTTCAATTAATTACGCGTGCAATGGGTGATGCAGGTATTGAAGCTGATGAGTATCAAAGTGTACTTGATATGGTAGCGAAAGCAGCACAGGCTAGCGGTATAAGTGTTGATACATTAGCTGATAGCATTACTAAATACGGTGCTCCAATGAGGGCTATGGGCTTTGAGATGAAAGAATCAATCGCTTTATTCTCTCAATGGGAGAAATCAGGTGTTAATACTGAAATAGCCTTCAGTGGTTTGAAAAAAGCTATATCCAATTGGGGTAAAGCTGGTAAAAATCCAAGAGAAGAATTTAAGAAGACATTAGCAGAAATTGAAAAGACGCCGGATATAGCTAGCGCAACAAGTTTAGCGATTGAAGCATTTGGTGCAAAAGCAGGTCCTGATTTAGCAGATGCTATTAAAGGTGGTCGTTTTAGTTATCAAGAATTTTTAAAAACTATCGAAGATTCCCAAGGCACAGTAAATCAAACGTTTAAAGATTCTGAAAGTGGCTCCGAAAGATTTAAAGTAGCAATGAATAAATTAAAATTAGTAGGTGCTGATGTATGGACTTCTATTGAAAGTGCGTTTGCACCAGTAATGGAAGAATTAATCAAAAAGCTATCTATAGCGGTTGATTGGTTTTCCAATTTAAGTGATGGTTCTAAAAGATCAATTGTTATTTTCGGTGGTATTGCTGCTGCAATTGGTCCTGTAGTTTTTGGATTAGGCGCATTTATAAGTACAATTGGCAATGCAGTAACTGTATTAGCCCCACTATTAGCTGGTATTGCAAAGGCTGATGGATTAATTAGTTTTTTATCGACTAAAGTACCTATATTAGGAACTGTCTTCACGGCTTTAACTGGTCCAATTGGCATTGTATTAGGTGTTTTGGCTGGCTTAGCAGTCGCATTTACAATTGCTTATAAGAAATCTGAAACTTTCAGAAATTTTGTTAATGGTGCAATTGAAAGTGTTAAACAAACATTTAGTAATTTTATTCAATTTATTCAACCTTTCATTGATTCTGTTAAAAACATCTTTAAACAAGCGATATCAGCAATAGTTGATTTTGCTAAAGATATTTGGAGTCAAATTAATGGATTCTTTAATGAAAACGGAATTTCTATTGTTCAAGCGCTTCAAAATATATGCAATTTTATCAAAGCTATATTTGAATTTATTATAAATTTTGTAATTAAACCAATCATGTTCGCGATTTGGCAAGTGATGCAATTTATTTGGCCGGCGGTTAAAGCTTTAATTGTCAGTACTTGGGAGAATATAAAAGGTGTGATACAAGGAGCTTTAAATATCATACTAGGTTTAATTAAGTTCTTCTCAAGTTTATTTACTGGAGATTGGCGAGGAGTTTGGGATGCGATTGTTATGATTCTTAAAGGAGTCGTTCAATTAATATGGAATTTAATTCAATTATGGTTTGTAGGCAAAATACTTGGCGTTGTTAGGTACTTTGGCGGATTGCTAAAAGGATTAATAGCAGGTATTTGGGACGTAATAAAAAGTATATTCAGTAAATCTTTATCAGCAATTTGGAATGCGACAAAAAGTATTTTTGGATTCTTATTTAATAGTGTCAAATCAATTTTCACGAATATGAAAAATTGGTTATCTAATACTTGGAGTAGTATCCGTACGAATACGATAGGAAAAGCGCAGTCATTATTTAGTGGCGTCAAATCAAAATTTACTAATTTATGGAATGCGACGAAAGAAATTTTTAGTAATTTAAGAAATTGGATGTCAAATATTTGGAATTCCATTAAAGATAATACGGTAGGAATTGCTAGCCGTTTATGGAGTAAGGTACGTGGAATTTTTACAAATATGCGTGACGGCTTACAAAGTATTATCAGCAAAATTAAAAGTCATATCGGCGGTATGGTAGATGCTATTAAAAAAGGACTTAATAAATTAATCGACGGTTTAAACTGGGTCGGTGGTAAGTTGGGCATGGATAAAATACCTAAGTTACATACTGGTACAGAGCACACACATACTACTACAAGATTAGTTAAGAACGGTAAGATTGCACGTGACACATTCGCTACAGTTGGAGATAAGGGACGCGGAAATGGTCCAAATGGTTTTAGAAACGAAATGATTGAATTCCCTAATGGTAAACGTGTAATCACACCAAATACAGATACTACTGCTTATTTACCTAAAGGCTCAAAAGTATATAACGGTGCACAAACTTATTCAATGTTAAACGGAACTCTTCCAAGATTTAGTTTAGGTACTATGTGGAAAGATATTAAGTCCGGTGCATCATCAGCATTTAACTGGACAAAAGATCAAATAGGTAAAGGTACCAAATGGCTTGGCGATAAAGTTGGCGATGTTTTAGATTTTATTGAACATCCAGGAAAACTTTTAAATTATATACTTGAAGCTTTTGGAATTGATTTCAATTCTTTAACTAAAGGAATGGGAATTGCAGGCGACATAACAAAAGCTGCATGGTCTAAGATTAAGAAAAGTGCTACTGATTGGATAAAAGAAAATTTAGAAGCTATGGGCGGTGGCGATTTAGTCGGCGGAATATTAGACCCTGACAAAATTAATTATCATTATGGACGTACCGCAGCTTATACCGCTGCAACTGGAAGACCATTTCATGAAGGTGTCGATTTTCCATTTGTATATCAAGAAGTTAGAACGCCTATGGGTGGTAGACTTACAAGAATGCCGTTTATGTCTGGTGGTTATGGTAACTATGTAAAAATTACTAGTGGCGTTATCGATATGCTATTTGCGCATTTGAAAAACTTTAGCAAATCACCACCTAGTGGCACGATGGTAAAGCCCGGCGATGTTGTTGGTTTAACTGGTAATACCGGATTTAGTACAGGACCACACTTACATTTTGAAATGAGGAGAAACGGACGCCATTTTGACCCTGAACCATATTTAAGAAATGCAAAGAAAAAAGGTAGGTTATCAATTGGTGGCGGTGATGCTACTTCTGGAAGTGGTGCAACTTATGCCAGCCGAGTAATCCGACAAGCGCAAAGTATTTTAGGAGGACGTTATAAAGGTAAGTGGATTCATGACCAGATGATGCGAGTTGCAAAGCGTGAAAGCAACTATCAATCAAATGCAGTGAATAATTGGGATATTAATGCTCAAAGAGGAGACCCGTCTAGAGGATTATTCCAAATTATCGGCTCAACTTTTAGAGCTAACGCTAAACGAGGGTACACTAATTATAATAATCCAGTACATCAAGGTATCTCAGCAATGCAGTACATTGTTAGACGATATGGTTGGGGTGGTTTTAAACGTGCTGGTGATTACGCATATGCTACAGGTGGAAAAGTTTTTGATGGTTGGTATAACTTAGGTGAAGACGGTCATCCAGAATGGATTATTCCAACAGATCCAGCTCGTAGAAATGATGCAATGAAGATTTTGCATTATGCAGCAGCAGAAGTAAGAGGGAAAAAAGCGAGTAAAAATAAGCGTCCTAGCCAATTATCAGACTTAAACGGGTTTGATGATCCTAGCTTATTATTGAAAATGATTGAACAACAGCAACAACAAATAGCTTTATTACTGAAAATAGCACAATCTAACGATGTGATTGCAGATAAAGATTATCAGCCGATTATTGACGAATACGCTTTTGATAAAAAGGTGAACGCGTCTATAGAAAAGCGAGAAAGGCAAGAATCAACAAAAGTAAAGTTTAGAAAAGGAGGAATTGCTATTCAATGATAGACACTATTAAAGTGAACAACAAAACAATTCCTTGGTTGTATGTCGAAAGAGGGTTTGAAATACCCTCTTTTAATTATGTTTTAAAAACAGAAAATGTAGATGGACGTTCGGGGTCTATATATAAAGGGCGTAGGCTTGAATCTTATAGTTTTGATATACCTTTGGTGGTACGTAATGACTATTTATCTCACAACGGCATTAAAACACATGATGACGTCTTGAATGAATTAGTAAAGTTTTTTAACTACGAGGAACAAGTTAAATTACAATTCAAATCTAAAGATTGGTACTGGAACGCTTATTTCGAAGGACCAATAAAGCTGCACAAAGAATTTACAATACCTGTTAAGTTCACTATCAAAGTAGTACTAACAGACCCTTACAAATATTCAGTAACAGGAAATAAAAATACTGCGATTTCAGACCAAGTTTCAGTTGTAAATAGTGGGACTGCTGACACTCCTTTAATTGTTGAAGCCCGAGCAATTAAACCATCTAGTTACTTTATGATTACTAAAAATGATGAAGATTATTTTATGGTTGGTGATGATGAGGTAACCAAAGAAGTTAAGGATTACATGCCTCCTGTTTATCATAGTGAGTTTCGTGATTTCAAAGGTTGGACTAAGATGATTACTGAAGATATTCCAAGTAATGACTTAGGTGGTAAGGTCGGCGGTGACTTTGTGATATCCAATCTTGGCGAAGGATATAAAGCAACTAATTTTCCTGATGCAAAAGGTTGGGTTGGTGCTGGCACGAAACGAGGGCTCCCTAAAGCGATGACAGATTTTCAAATTACCTATAAATGTATTGTTGAACAAAAAGGTAAAGGTGCCGGAAGAACAGCACAACATATTTATGATAGTGATGGTAAGTTACTTGCTTCTATTGGTTATGAAAATAAATATCATGATAGAAAAATAGGACATATTGTTGTTACGTTGTATAACCAAAAAGGAGACCCCAAAAAGATATACGACTATCAGAATAAACCGATAATGTATAACTTGGACAGAATCGTTGTTTATATGCGGCTCAGAAGAGTAGGTAATAAATTTTCTATTAAAACTTGGAAATTTGATCACATTAAAGACCCAGATAGACGTAAACCTATTGATATGGATGAGAAAGAGTGGATAGATGGCGGTAAGTTTTATCAGCGTCCAGCTTCTATCATAGCTATCTATAGTGCGAAGTATAACGGTTATAAGTGGATGGAGATGAATGGATTAGGTTCATTCAATACGGAGATTCTACCGAAACCGAAAGGCGCAAGGGATGTCATTATACAAAAAGGTGATTTAGTGAAAATAGATATGCAAGCAAAAAGTGTTGTCATCAATGAGGAACCAATGTTGAGCGAGAAATCGTTTGGAAGTAATTATTTCAATGTTGATTCTGGGTACAGTGAATTAATCATACAACCTGAAAACGTCTTTGATACGACGGTTAAATGGCAAGATAGATATTTATAGAAAGGAGATGAGAGTGTGATACATGTTTTAGATTTTAACGACAAGATTATAGATTTCCTTTCTACTGATGACCCTTCCTTAGTTAGAGCGATTCATAAACGTAATGTTAATGACAATTCAGAAATGCTTGAACTGCTCATATCATCAGAAAGAGCTGAAAAGTTCCGTGAACGACATCGTGTTATTATAAGGGATTCAAACAAACAATGGCGTGAATTTATTATTAACTGGGTTCAAGATACGATGGACGGCTACACAGAGATAGAATGTATAGCGTCTTATCTTGCTGATATAACAACAGCTAAACCGTATGCACCAGGAAAATTTGAGAAAAAGACAACTTCAGAAGCATTGAAAGATGTGTTGAGCGATACAGGTTGGGAAGTTTCTGAACAAACCGAATACGATGGCTTACGTACTACGTCATGGACTTCTTATCAAACTAGATATGAAGTTTTAAAGCAATTATGTACAACCTATAAAATGGTTTTAGATTTTTATATTGAGCTTAGCTCTAATACCGTCAAAGGTAGATATGTAGTACTCAAAAAGAAAAACAGCTTATTCAAAGGTAAAGAAATTGAATATGGTAAAGATTTAGTCGGGTTAACTAGGAAGATTGATATGTCAGAAATCAAAACAGCATTAATTGCTGTGGGACCTGAAAATGACAAAGGGAAGCGTTTAGAGCTAGTTGTGACAGATGACGAAGCGCAAAGTCAATTCAACCTACCTATGCGCTATATTTGGGGGATATATGAACCACAATCAGATGATCAAAATATGAATGAAACACGATTAAGTTCTTTAGCCAAAACAGAGTTAAATAAACGTAAGTCGGCAGTTATGTCATATGAGATTACTTCTACTGATTTGGAAGTTACGTATCCGCACGAGATTATATCAATTGGCGATACAGTCAGAGTAAAACATAGAGATTTTAACCCGCCATTGTATGTAGAGGCAGAAGTTATTGCTGAAGAATATAACATAATTTCAGAAAATAGCACATATACATTCGGTCAACCTAAAGAGTTCAAAGAATCAGAATTACGAGAAGAGTTTAACAAGCGATTAAACCTAATACACCAAAAATTAAACGACAATATTAGCAATATCAATACTATAGTAAAAGATGTTGTAGATGGTGAATTAGAATACTTTGAACGCAAAATTCATAAAAGTGATACACCGCCAGAAAATCCAGTCAATGATACGCTTTGGTATGATACAAGTAACCCTGATGTTGCTGTCTTGCGTAGATATTGGAATGGTCGATGGATTGAAGCAACACCAAATGATGTTGAAAAATTAGGTGGTATAACAAGAGAGAAAGCGCTATTCAGTGAATTAAACAATATTTTTATTAATTTATCTATACAACACGCTAGTCTTTTGTCAGAAGCTACAGAATTACTGAATAGCGAGTACTTAGTAGATAATGATTTGAAAGCGGACTTACAAGCAAGTTTAGACGCTGTGATTGATGTTTATAATCAAATTAAAAATAATTTAGAATCTATGACACCCGAAACTGCAACGATTGGTCGGTTGGTAGATACAAAAACTTTATTTCTTGAGTATAGAAAGAAATTACAAGATGTTTATACAGATGTAGAAGATGTCAAAATCGCCATTTCAGATAGATTTAAATTATTACAGTCACAATACACTGATGAAAAATATAAAGAAGCGTTGGAAATAATAGCAACAAAATTTGGTTTAACGGTGAATGAAGATTTGCAGTTAGTCGGAGAACCTAATGTTGTTAAATCAGCTATTGAAGCAGCTAGAGAATCCACAAAAGAACAATTACGTGACTATGTAAAAACATCGGACTATAAAACAGACAAAGACGGTATTGTTGAACGTTTAGATACTGCTGAAGCTGAGAGAACGACTTTAAAAGGTGAAATCAAAGATAAAGTTACGTTAAACGAATATCAAAACGGATTGGAAGAACAAAAACAATATACTGATGACCAGTTAAGTGATTTGTCCAATAATCCTGAGATTAAAGCAAGTATTGAACAAGCAAATCAAGAAGCGCAAGAAGCTTTAAAATCATACATTGATGCTCAAGATAATCTTAAAGAGAAGGAATCGCAAGCGTATGCTGATGGTAAAATTTCGGAAGAAGAGCAACGCGCTATACAAGATGCTCAAGCTAAACTTGAAGAGGCAAAACAAAACGCAGAACTAAAGGCTAGAAACGCTGAAAAGAAAGCTAATGCTTATACAGACAACAAGGTCAAAGAAAGCACAGATGCACAGAGGAGAACACTGACTCGCTATGGTTCTCAAATTATACAAAATGGTAAGGAAATCAAATTAAGAACTACTAAAGAAGAGTTTAATGCAACCAATCGTACACTTTCAAATATATTAAACGAGATTGTCCAAAACGTTACAGATGGAACAACAATCAGATATGATGATAACGGAGTGGCTCAAGCTTTAAATGTGGGGCCACGTGGTATTAGATTAAATGCTGATAAAATTGATATTAACGGTAATAGAGAAATAAACCTTCTTATCCAAAATATGCGAGATAAAGTAGATAAAACCGATATTGTCAACAGCCTTAATTTATCAAGAGAGGGTCTTGATATCAATGTTAATAGAATTGGAATTAAAGGCGGTAACAATAACAGATATGTTCAAATACAGAATGATTCTATTGAACTAGGTGGTATTGTACAACGTACTTGGAGAGGTAAACGTTCAACAGATGATATTTTTACACGTCTTAAAGATGGTCACCTGAGATTTAGGAATAATACTGCTGGTGGTTCACTTTATATGTCGCACTTTGGTATTTCGACTTATATCGATGGCGAAGGTGAAGACGGTGGTTCATCTGGTACGATTCAATGGTGGGATAAAACATATAGTGACAGTGGTATGAATGGTATTACTATTAATTCTTACGGTGGAGTAGTAGCGCTTAGTTCAGATTACAATCGAATTGTGATTGATTCATATGCGTCTGCGAATATTCAAAGTAAACAAGCGCCTGTTTATCTATATCCAAATACTGAAAAAGTACCTGGATTAAACCGATTTGCGTTCACATTATCAAACTCAGATAGTGCGTTTACTAGTGATGGTTATATTATGTTCGGGTCTGATGAAAATTATGACTACGGCGCAGGTATCAGATTTTCTAAGGAAAGAAATAAAGGACTTGTTCAAATTGTTAATGGTCGATACGCGACAGGTGGAGATACAACCATCGAAGCAGGGTACGGTAAATTTAATATGCTAAAAAGACGAGATGGTAATAGGTATATTCATATACAGAGTACAGACTTACTATCTGTAGGTTCAGATGATGCAGGGGATAGGATAGCTTCTAACTCAATTTATAGACGTACTTATTCAGCTGCAGCTAATTTGCATATTACTTCTGCTGGTACAATTGGACGTTCAACATCAGCTCGTAAATATAAGTTATCTATTGAAAATCAATATAACGATAGTGATGAACAGCTGGAACATTCAAAAGCTATTCTTAACTTACCTATTAGAACATGGTTTGATAAGGCTGAATCTGAAATTTTAGCTAAAGAGCTGAGAGAGGATAGAAAATTATCGGATGACACCTATAAACTTGATAGATATGTAGGTTTGATTGCTGAAGAAGTGGAGAATTTGGGTTTGAAAGAGTTTGTCACATATGATGACAAAGGAGAAGTTGAAGGTATAGCGTATGATCGTTTATGGATTCATCTTATCCCTGTTATCAAAGAGCAGCAACTAAGAATCAAGAAATTGGAGGAGTCAAAGAATGCAGAACAGTAAACAAGGATTACAAGCTAATCCTGAATATACAATTCATTATTTATCACAAGAAATTGCGAGATTAATACAAGAAAACGCGATGTTAAAAGCGTATATACAAGAAAATAAAGAAGAACAACAATGTGCTGAGGAAGCGTAACCCTTAGCACTATTTTTATAAAAAATTTAAGGAGGTCATTTAATTATGGCAAAAGAAATTATCAACAATACAGAAAGATTTATTTTAGTACAAATCGACAAAGAAGGTACAGAACGTGTAGTATACCAAGACTTCACAGGAAGCTTTACAACTTCTGAAATGATTAATCATGCTCAAGATTTTAAATCTGAAGAAAATGCGAAGAAAATTGCAGAGACATTAAACTTGTTGTATCAGCTAACTAACAAAAAGCAACGTGTGAAAGTAATCAAAGAAGTAGTTGAAAGAACAGATTTATCTACAGAGGTAACAGTTGACACTGAAACAGTATGAAAAGCTATGAGTTAAACACTCATAGTTTTTATTCTTTTAGAAAGCGGGTGTACTGAATTGGGGTGGTTCAAAAAACACGAACATGAATGGCGTATCAGAAGGTTAGAAGAGAATGATAAAACAATGCTCAGCACACTCAACGAAATTAAATTAGGTCAAAAAACCCAAGAGCAAGTCAACATTAAATTAGATAAAACCTTGGATGCTATTCAAAAAGAAAGAGAAATAGATGAAAAGAATAAGAAAGAAAATGATAAGAACATACGTGATATGAAAATGTGGGTGCTTGGTTTAGTTGGGACAATATTTGGGTCGCTAATCATAGCACTATTGCGTATGCTTATGGGCATATAAGAGAGGTGAATAAAATGTTTAAACTAATCTTTGGTTATAGTTTCTGGACGTGTTTTTGGTTTGGCAAATGTAAATAAGTTTTTAGTCAGTGCTTCGGCACTGGCTTTTTATTATTGTTGCAATTATGGTAATATACAGAAGTGAGCAAGTTGGATAGATGGTGGCTATCTGAGTATAAGGAGGTGGTGCCTATGGTGGCATTACTGAAATCTTTAGAAAGGAGACGCCTTTGTGGTATCTATTGTTGATGCGCTAAATTTGATGTTTAGTTTCGGTATGTTTATCGTTACTTTACTTGGTTTGGTCATCGCAATTGTTAAATTAAGTCACAAAAAATAACCATCTCAACTTTGACGGGTTTGATGGTTATTTAAATCATATATCAAATTAGTCACCGTCTTTTTAACGGGCTCACTAGGGCGACATGTTTCCGCATGTTGCCCTTTTTCTATTTATAAATTAACACACTATAAAATAAATATCAAATAGGCGGCTTAGTAGTCGTCTTTTTATTTTGGATAAAAGGAGACAGAAACATGCGTATCAATTGGAAATTGAGATTTAAAAATAAAGCAGTATTAACAGGTTTGGTTGGTGCATTGTTGCTATTTATCAAACAAATTACAGATTTGTTCGGATTAGATTTATCTACGCAATTAAATCAAGTTAGTGCTATTATAGGTGCTATCCTCACATTACTTACAGGTATTGGCGTAGTTACTGACCCGACTTCAAAAGGCGTCTCAGATTCATCTATAGCACAGACATATCAAATGCCTAGAGATAGTAGCAAAGAAGAACAACAAGTTACTTGGAAGACTTCACAAGATACTAGCTTAACGCCTGAACTAAGTACGAAAGTACCGAAAGTGTATGATACATCACAACCATTTACAGATGCTTCTAACGAGGTTGGTTTTGATGTGAATGAATATCATCATGGGGGTGGCGATAATGCAAGCAAAAATGACTAAAAAAGAGTTCTTAGATTGGTTAAGGGGATCAGTAGGAAAACAATATAACACCGACGGTTGGTATGGATTCCAATGCTTTGACTATGTTAATGCAGGTTGGCAAGCCTTATTCGGATACAACTTAAAAGGTATAGGCGCTAAAGATATACCAAGTGCTAATAATTTTAATGGATTAGCTAACGTTTACCAAAATACACCAGACTTCTTAGCACAACCTGGTGACATGGTTGTATTTGGTAGTAATTACGGTGCAGGATATGGTCACGTAGCTTGGGTAGTGGATGCGACCCTAGACTATATCGTTGTAAATGAGCAGAATTGGTTAGGCGGTGGTTGGACTGACGGCGTTCAACAACCTGGCTGGGGTTGGGAAAAAGTTACAAGGCGACAACATGCTTATGACTTCCCTATGTGGTTTATCCGTCCTAACTTCAAAAGTGAAACAGCACCACGATCAATTCAATCTCCTACACAAACACCAAAAAAAGAAACAGATATGCCACAACCTAAGGCGGTAGAACTTAAAATCATCAAAGATGTAGTAAAAGGGTATAACCTACCTAAACGTGGTTGTAATCCTAAGTTTATAGTTATTCACAATGACGCAGGAAGTAAAGGCGCAACGGCAGAAGCATATCGTAACGGGTTAGTTAACGCGCCATTATCAAGACTAGAAGCAGGTATTGCGCATAGTTATGTATCAGGTAACACAGTATGGCAAGCCTTAGATGAATCTCAAGTAGGTTGGCATACAGCGAATCAAATAGGTAATAAATATGGTTATGGTATTGAAGTGTGTCAATCAATGGGTGCAGATAATGCGACATTCTTAAAAAATGAACAAGCTGCTTTCCAAGAATGCGCTAGATTATTAAAAAAATGGGGCTTACCAGCAAACAGAAATACAATCAGATTGCACAATGAATTCACTTCAACATCATGCCCACACAGAAGTTCGGTATTACACACTGGTTTTGATCCAGTGACTCGTGGGCTTTTACCAGAAAACAAACGATTACAGCTTAAAGACTACTTTATCAAACAAATCAGAGCATACATGAACGGCAAAATACCGGTTGCCACTGTCTCCAATGAATCAAGCGCTTCAAGTAACACAGCTAAACCAGTTGCAAGTGCATGGAAACGTAATAAATACGGTACTTACTACATGGAAGAAAGTGCTAGATTCACAAACGGTAATCAACCTATCACAGTTAGAAAAGTAGGACCGTTCTTATCGTGCCCGGTGGGTTATCAATTTCAACCTGATGGATATTGTGATTATACAGAAGTAATGTTACAAGATGGCCATGTTTGGGTAGGATATACATGGGAGGGGCAACGTTATTACTTGCCTATTAGAACATGGAATGGCTCTGCCCCACCTAACCAGATTTTAGGTGACTTATGGGGAGAAATCAGTTAAACTAACATAGTCATGTCTTTTTAAGCAGGTGGGTTACAACACCTGCTTTTTTTATTTATTTATGAGTATATATGGAGTGTTTTCTTTGTATAAAGAAGCTTATTAAAATTTTAGTTGATTAAGCTACATCAGAAGTGTTAAGATAGCTAGGGTATTTGAATACCCAAAAAAATAACGAATGTATAACTTCATGGTAGGTACTTAGGTACTTACCTTTTTTACGCGTAAGGAGTTGTTTTTATGTGGGGTCCTGTTTGTGAATTAGGAGAAACAAAATAATACACAAAAACAATTACTTGTGGTATATTATTTATTGCTCCAATGTTTAATGTTGGATGCTCCTAATAGTTTATATTTCGTCTAGACAGGTATTTAGTTACCTGTCTTTTTATTGTTGAAATTATAAATATATGTTATGATAATTACACTTTCATAGTTTTTCTTAATAAAATTGGTTCAGGCAGGTACTTCGGTACTTGCCTATTTTTTTATGTTATAGCTAGCCTTCGGGCTAGTTTTTTGTTATGGTGTGTTACACATGCATCAACTATTTACATCTATCCTTGTTCACCCAAGCATGTCACTGGATGTTTTTTCTTGCGATAGAGAGCATAGTTTTCATACTACTCCCCGTAGTATATATGACTTTAGCATTCCCGTATAACAGTTTACGGGGTGCTTTTATGTTATAATTGCTTTTATATAGTAGGAGTGAACTATATAGCCGGGCAGAGGCCATGTATCTGACTGTTGGTCCCACAGGAGACATCTTCCTTGTCATCACTCGATACATATATCTTAACAACATAGAAATGTTACATTTGCTATAACCGTATCTTAATCGATACGGTTATATTTATTCCCCTACAATCAACAAAACCACAGATCCTATTAATTTAGGATTGTGGTTATTTTTTGCGTTTTTTTGGGGCAAAAAAAGGGCAGATTATTTGAAAAAGGGCAAACGCTTGTGGAAAAGCTAAAAGGTTAAAAATGACAAAAACCTTGATACAACAGTGTTTTTGGACGCTCGTGTACGTTAGAGAATGACCGGTTTACCATCTTACAAGGGTGGGATCATGTCGATTTTATCGGTGTGGATTTCCTAGATTTCAAGCGTAAAGGTGCAGAACTCGCCAACTTCTATACAGGTATTATAAATGACTTGTTGCGTGTTGAAGCAACTGAAGGTAAAGGTACACAATTGAAAGCAAGTTAAATTCATTTTCGTAATTTAATATGCTATGTATTTCGTGCTATTAACATGGCACAGCAGATATAAGTAACATCATAGTGTTGAATTTCAAAATAGTTAAGTGAAATAAAGCGCCTGTCTCATTAGCGAAAACTAAAGGGACAGGCGTATCTGTTTATGAGCTTAATAAATTGTATGAATAATATGGTTGATTGAATAACTGTTTATCATGATGATAAATTGAGTTTTTAAAAATAATGGTATATTACGCCATTGTTATAGCATTTAAGAAATCAACAACTTTACGATAAATAGTGATTGCTTCGTCATTAGGTCTACGATCAAAATCATGCTCGTTTTTATTCACGCGTTCAAATGTTGAATGTGGAACATGGTTCATGATATGTTCGCTTTCCTCAACGGGAACATCATAATCGCCATTACAATGCGCAACGAACACCGGGGGAAGTGTTTTAAGTTCATTTGGTGAGATGTTGTATTTTGAATCAGTATAATCAGCAATGTTAATCATATTGATCCACTCACCTGTACCACGTGCATAACCGTAGATTAAAAAACGTTGGGCGATTTGATCTTGAATAATCGGTGTTGGTGAAGTAAGTTGAGCAAGTACTGTTTCATTCACACTTTGAGCTATTTTAGCGTAATAGCTATTTGCCATTTTAAACGGTTCAGTATTGATGCCACTATAACCATAAAAATCAATAACACCATCAATATCTCTGTCTCGTGCAATTAATAGACTTAAATATGCACCTGATGATCTGCCAAAGGTAAAAATAGGGCAATTAGAATATTGTGATTGAATCGCATCGAATGATGCGTAGACATCCTCAATAATACAATCGAGACTTACTTCTGGTAATAAACGATAACTTAGTTGAATTAAATCGTAATGTTCCGTAAGGATATCGATATACTGTGGCGATAAATCATTGGCTTTTCCAAACATTAAACCGCCACCATGAATGTAGACAATGGCACCTTTTGTTGGTTGATGCTTCGCTTTAATAATTGTGTAGGGTAATTCAAATGCATCTTTAGTAATTACTTTATCTTTAATTTCAGTCAC